CTTTAAAATTGCAAAATAATGATACTGGTGCGAATACAGCCATTGGAAATCAGTCTGGTGTAGCTGTTGTTGCTGGTTATAGTAATACTTTTGTAGGAAGTGGAAGTGGTGCTACAATCTCTGGTGGGCATAGTAATACTTATATTGGAAGAGATGCTGATGGAGCATCTGGAAGAATAAATAGTACAGCTATTGGTAAAGGAGTAACAGCAGTTGCAGATAACTCAGTAACACTTGGTAATGGAGATGTAGAAGNTGTTTATATGGCANNAGATAGTGGNGCTACAGTTCATTGTCTATCGGTTGCTTTAGCTGGTGGTATATTAACTTTTTCATCAGACTCAGAATTGACAATATCTTCTGGTGCAGTAACAGCAACAAAAAATTATCACACCTTAGATACTGAAGGCGGTGCTGGAACTGATGACCTTGATACTATTAATGGCGGTTCTGATGGGCAACTTTTAATACTAAGAGATGATTCTAACAATAGAGATGTTACTGCAAAAGATGGCACTGGTAACTTAGCACTTGCAGGAGATTTTACTTTTACAAATAGTTTAGATACACTAACTCTTTTATATTGTGCTGGTAAAAGCGAGTGGTTAGAAATTAGTCGTTCAAATAATGCATAATAGGGAAATATAATTATGGAATGGAAAATACATAAATTAAAAAACTCAGGAAGTGATTGCCTTGCAAGTTATTCTTATGGCAAAGTAAAAGGAGATGTCGCTTTTGTTTTGCCAGATGGTAAAGAATATAAAGATTTGAATGAAGCTGATGTCATTGATTATGTAAAAAAATCAATAAACACAATGGCTGATGGCTCAATAAAAGAATCTAATGTTAAGAACATTGAAGATACTGCAAAGTCACTTGAAGAAAAAAGTTTATCTAATTCAAGTTTACCTTGGGCAGAACCTGAGCCAGAAGAATCTGGAGAATAATTAACTAACAAGGAGTCAATAATGGCTAAAGAAAAAAAAGAAAAGCCAGTTATTAATCTTGATGGTAAAGAATATATCATTGAGGACTTAACTGACGAACAAAAAATGATGGTAAATCATATAAACGACATACAAAACAAACAAGCATCTAATGGTTTTATCGCAGACCAACTTAGAGTAGGTCACGATGCATTTGTTAATATGTTGAAAGAATCATTAGAATCTGAAGAAGAGGTTAAAGAAGACTAATGCTTATAAGGAAAAGTTCTCAGGGTCACTATTTACGATTGTACAGAAACAGTACCCCCGGTGCTACTAGGACAAAGACATACCCAGATGGTACGACTGAGACCCTGACTTATCCTTCTAGATATAAATATTTTTTAGTAGTAGGTGGTGAAGTTGTTCAGAGAAGCGACAGTTGGGCAACGATTGAACAGGCTTACGTTGATGAGTGTGACGATAGTCATGGTGGTGGTCATGGTAGATTAGACCCCGGACATCATCATCTTATTAACTGTGTAGCTACGTCACAGTCTGATTATCCTACGATGGATGATACAAAGACAGAGATACAAGATTTTTACGATAAACGAGGTATATCATACTCTAGCTCAGAAACTAAATCAGAGCTACTATCTAGGATAGTCCCGATGATGGCTGGAGATAAAGAAGTATCAAAACATATAAAGGTATAGATATGAAAAAGATAATGGCTTTATTAATTGCTTTTTCCTTTGTGGGGGCAACTCCCTCTGATTCTGTTCAGTGCGATCAGTTGGCGATGAGCGAAGAGGTAAAGAAGAAAAAGAAAAAAGGTAAGAAGCTTAAAAGCAAAGGCAAGAAGAACAAGAAGAAAGGTTTTTTCTCAAAGGTGTTTGGTTCTAAGTAATGAGCCTTTATAAATACACACAGAAAGAGGCCGCCAATCTACTAATAGGGCAGAATGGTTTCGATGTTATAGCAGAGCACGATACCACTGTTGTTAATCCAGATACAGGATCATGGATTGCTATACAGGCATTAGGTAAAGACTCTAGTGGTACGACTGAGTTTCTTAAAATAAAGGTTACGTCAAATATAGGTGACGATATTAGTTCTTTTGTTAATCTTATACCCGGAGAAATACTGTATGGAAACTTTAGTGGCATTGTGAACCATACAGATTCTACAGCAGTATGCATAGCTTACAGAGGGTAAGAAGGACAGAGAGATTAAAAAGGAGAGCAAAGATGAAAAGCCCCTTAACTGATTTAGTAACTTGGCAAAAGGAAACCGGACAACTGGACGGTTGGACAGCTTATCATTTAGCGGCTGGTGCTTTCTTGTGTAAAATTTTTCAATGGTTACACTGGAGTGATTTCTGGTGTGTCATGGGTGTATTTATTGTAGGTGTCTTGTGGGAAGTTTTTGAGTATTACATAGAAAACTGGAGACCTTATGGTAGTAAAAAGAAGTGGGCATACAATACGCTTGCTGATATTGTGGTAGAAACTGCAATAGCATGGTGGATGGTGCTATGAGTCAAGTAATAAAAAAAGTAATTAAAAAGGATTATGAAGTTGTTAGTACGAGTTATGGGACTCCTGTTGTGTATAGTTATGACAGGAGGATGCAGTCACGGGTGGAGCGTAGGAAGCTACCAAATCACACCTCAGGATACAGTTACAAATACAGTTTTTATAGAAATAATGGGGATTGATTCAGTCTTGCATTATTATCATGGAAGAGTGTATGAAGAATCTAATTGGTGTTGGATACATCACCAGTTTGAAGATGTGGTGAAATGAGTGGAAAGCCGGATACCGCCAGAAGCTATCGTGCTACCGTTCTTGATGATAATGCCATTGTATCTATTAATCTTAAATGGCTTGCTCAAGGATGTGTTCTTGTGGCAATATTGGTCTATGGTTATTGGCAGATTGAAACAAGGATTAAAAACCTTGAAGACAGCATTGTTGTTGCGAATGAACAAATTGGGGATTTACTTAATAAACATATCGTGGAAGAAAGGGCTCAGAGAGAAGAGTTGGCAGAAAAAGTAAAATTTTATGAAAAAGAATTTAACCTAAATCCACTTAGTTGGGGGAAGAAAAAACGAGGTAAAAAGTAATGGATTTTATGGCAGTATATGGCGAAGCAGGAATGATAGGCGTTGTTGGTGTAATGTTTGTATATCTTGTAATGTCTCTGTCTAAAAAATCTGAAACACAACAAGATGCTTTAGAAAAATTAAAATTAGAAAATAGAGGACAATCAGAAACTTTAGAGAACATGGAAGGTATGATCATTAAATTAATTGGAAGATGGAACTCTAGTGACGATAAGCTGGATAGAAAATTTGATGCTCTTACTAAAGAAATAAATGACCTCGATAATCAGGTATCGGAATTAAAAGGTTCAATGAGTAGAATAAATGGCAGACACTAAACCTATATCAGATTCAAGTAGTTTAAACATTTCATTGCCAATGTTAATTCAAGCAATAGCTTTAATTGGGGCTATGGTATATGGATATGGAGAACTTAATTCAAGAATATCTTTTTTAGAATATCAGGTAAGTATTAATGAAGAACATATTAGTAGATTGGAATCTGATGCAAAAGAAAACCAAAATGCAGAAATACCTGCCGATATAAAACAAAATCAAAGAATTAAATATCTTGAAAAAGAAGTAGATAGGTTAAGAGGGGCAGGCTTTTAAAATGAATTACATTGGAAAATCAAAACATGATAATGTAGATGATTACAGAGGCGAAATAAGAGAAAGACTTGCCAGTATAGAAACTATTTTAAATAGAGAGTTGCCAGACATTAAAGAACAATTAAAAATAGCTAATGGTAGAACAAGGTCTTTAGAAAATTGGCGTAGTTATATGTTGGGTGGTATGGCTTTATTAACAGTTTTATTTGGAATCATAAAATAGGAGAAAGTAATGGATATTAAATCAATGTTAGTTAAGCTTGCAGAAGAGCAGGCAGACAAAATGAAAGAAGAAGCAATGAATCACCTTTCATCAGATGAGATGTCGGAGAGTATTGCTACTGCAATCAACAAAAAAATTGACATCCCTTTTGTATCTGAAGAAAAAGAACAAATCTTTTTTGAAAAAATGGTAGACGTTGTAACAGACGTTATAGAGGGATTATTCAAAGGTAAATAGTGCCTAAAAGACTGTACCAATTAAATGATTTTAGCGGTGGATTAAACACCGTTAAGGACATTGCTGATATTGCTGACAATGAAGTAGGTGAGGCTAGTGGTATAATGTTCAATATCTATGGTGGCATACAACCATCGTATAGCATGGGGAACAGTACTAATAATAAAATTGCTACTTATTCTACTTCTTTTACAGATAGTACTTGCGATTTCCACAACGACCCAACGATTGCACATGATGCCAATACAAGAATAGTACTTGGAATGACCGTTTCTGCTGGTGCGGGAATACCTGCTAACTCATTTGTAAAATCCGTAACAAGTAGCACCTCTTTTGAGTTGGGTGACGGCCCCGGAGGAAGCGATGTTAGTACGACTGGGGGTAGTAAGACAAATCAAACCCTAACTTTCGCAACCGGCGTAGCTACGGTACAGCCCGGATATGGATTAGGGTATTTTGAGACAGACTTTGCAAGAGATCCTGTAACTGTTTCACAAACCAGTTCTATTACAGGTGATGATGACAGCGAAGGTTCTGCTACTGGATTTATAGCAAGGCTTAACAACAGTTCATATATAGAGTTAGAATATAAGGTTAGTGGCACTCAACAAAATCTCGCATCTTCTTTTCCTGTTGGTACTTTTGTACACCTGACCGCTAGTGCTTTTCCAGCAGATGGAATTAGTAGTGCGGGCCAAGGTATTTATCGGGTAGTAGATACAAACGGCAATAACATTATTTTTGACAGAGCTATTGCTCTTAATGTTGAGAACCCACCTCAACATTTTTGGGGTGCTACCCTCACAGGATCTTCTATGGGAGATCAAGTGTTGCTTTTGTCTAGCCCGTCAGATCATACAATAGATACCTTTTCCATAAACTCTAGCACATGGGAATTAAGCTCAATTACTTTGCGTTCATCAGCAACCAGTATTGCTTCTAAGGTTAAGTATTACAAAGTAGAAGACTCTATAAGATGTTGCGATACTGTTGATAAAAACGATTGCAAGATTCAATGGTATGGCTGGATACAAAGAAGGCATTTTGTAGGTGCTAATTCGTCTGACGATGATAATTCTTATATGAATTACTTTTCAAAAGATAATGACCTTTCTAAGCCCACTGATGGTAAGGTAGCATCTAGTTCTGGAACAGTTGGAGTATTGGCTAGTTTTGAAAAGAATCAAGATAATGACAGCTCCAATGCCATTTCCCTAACTACTGGTTCAGGATTTAATGTTTCTATAGTAACTGAAACAGACGTAGACGGGCTAATAGCAAGTGGTACTTATGAATTTGCTCAAACCTTTGTGTACGATGGTAATCAAGAGTCTTTACCATCTGCCTATTCAGACACCCTTACTGTGTCAGAGGCAAATGAGTTTAAGTCTTTGTCTTTAAATATTGCTACAGTTGGGCCATACGATCCTAGGATTTCTGGTGGCAGGATCTATATAAGAGAGCAAGGTACGGATTCAGAGTATGTTATGTTGTTAGACGNTGACCTTGGAAAAGGGTGTAGGGTAAAGCTATCTGACGAGTACACATCTTGGTCTAATATTAGCGAAACACTGACTGGAAATGTAACAGATGGCAGTGCTGATATTACAAACACTTCAAATGATCTTGCCGTAGCTGGAATGTCCATATCTGGAACAGGTATTCCTGATGGGGCAACTATTACGACTGCTAATAATCTTTCAAATGTTATAACAATTTCTTCCAATGCTACCGCAACTGGCTCTGGGGAAACGCTGACTCTTTCTGGTAGTTTTTATTCATGCCCAGATAGAACCGTTGCCAATAACTTTAGTATTAAGGAGTTAGGTTTTATTACTTATGAAGTAATAAATGGATTCAGTTCTAGTATATTTAGTAATGCATTTGGTGACTCTGGAGAACATTGGAAAGATGCAGTAGTTGCAAACAACAGAGTGTTTGTGTGTAATGTAACAATGAAAGATGAAGACACTGGTGAGACCAAAGCAGATGCAACACTGAGGTCTTACCCAGATAGAATAATGTACTCCATGCCTAACAGGTACGATACATTTCCTTCTACTAATTTTATAGAGGCGGCTAAAGGCGATGCAGATGTGTACGTTGCAATAGAGGCGTATGCAGATAGGTTGTTAGCCTACAAGAACAAAAGTTTAGATATTATAAATATAGCTGGTGATGACCGTAATTGGTTCTTGGAGGACAGTAAAAAGTATCAGGGTGTATTGCATCCAGAAGCGGTAAAAAAGACTCAGTATGGCGTAATATGGGCCAATAGACAGGGCTTGTATTTATACAATGGGTCTTCTATAACAAACCTAAGAGAAAATAAAATTAGTGACAGTGATTGGAATAGTCATGTTGGGGGAACTACGGGTATCATATATGACGAGCAAGAGTCTATGGCTTTTGTAGTAAAAAGCCTTGATAATGATGGGGATGCCTATATGTGTGATTTGAAAAAAGGAAACTTCACGCTTATTAGTGATTTTGTACTTGATTCAAATGACGGTCTTACAAATTCAGTAGATACAGAAAGTAACAACACATTGATTGCTCACGATAGCGGTAGTCAGATTGACATATATCAACTAAATAGGACAGTAGTTCCGGCACCTGCAAAGTTCAAAACAAAAGCATTGAGTTTTGGGGATATTCATCAAGTTAAAAAAATATATGCTATTTATATTACTTATAAGTCTAATGTGGATTTGACTGATGTTTTTACTTTGCTAGAAGCTGATAACAATGAGCATGATTTAGGGGGTACTGTTAGTGCCTCAGCTACAAATTGGGCTAATGCAAAACTAACACCTCAATCACCAGTGGTGTGCAACAAAGCCTCATTCCGTCTTAACACTAGCAGTTCAAATGTAAGAGTATATATTAATGATATTGCAGTAGAATATAGAACTCTCTACAAGAAAGGTACTTGATGGATAGGACTACCCGATTTATTGCCAACAGAAAACAGGATAAGATTAGAGTTGTAAGAGAACAGCCTTCTGTTCAGTCTATGAGAGAAGGTGAAGAGGTGCTGTATTTTAGAAATCGTGGTACGCTTACAAGATACAGAAAAGAACGTGGTAAGCTGTGGACTTCTGATATGCACGGCAGTCAAAACAAACACGAAAAGGGCAAGCTTACTGTTGATAACTTACAAGTAAACTCAAGATTAGAATATAAATCATCATTTGTAGACTATAGAATGTTTTGCCACAATTTTACAGATGACTTACCCGCAACAAAGATATATATACCTTGGCAGGGCACAGCGGAACAGATAGCTTCACCTGAGCCTAGGACTTCTTTTTTAACCCCTTTTGATATGACCTGTCATAAGATACTTATTAAAATACCTGAAATGGATTCCGCATCTACTGATATTGTTTTCACTATAGAAAAAATAGCAGACAATGACAGTGGGCAAGGAATTTCTACCGTTGCAACTTTTGATTACGATACAACAGTGCAGGGTAATTGGCAAGACGATGCAGTTGTCACAATAAATATGTCTGATTGGAACGCTGTTCCAAAAGTGTCTGCTAATGAAATAGTACAAATAGGTTTAAACCCAGATAATTCTAATATAATACAAGATGAGAGTCATTTTATAATAACGTCAGTATGGAAGACAATCGTAACAATATAATCTTTATATTATGATAAAAGTTTTATTAAATTCAAAGGAATCACACCATGTATAACAGTTCTAACAAATCAAAAGGTTATATGCCAGTTTCTTCTGGCCCAAACATGACTGGTTTTGACATGGGTAAAACATCCAGTCTAATGGAGATGATGCAGACTGGTGGACAGACTACAGCAGGTGGGGCCGCACTAGCCCGTGCATTACAAATGCAGAAAGATCAAAAAAGGTTAGAGCGGGCACAAAGAAGAGAAGCTGATAGACAAAAGAAAGGTGGTTTATTTGGTAGCGTTCTTGGAACTGGATTGGGATTGGTTGGCGGTGCCATAGGACTTGGCCCTGCTGGCGTTGCTTTGGGTACCGCACTTGGTCAAGGAATAGGTCAAAAATTAGGAGCTGGAAAATCAAGGGATGTAAACACAAGTGGTACTGTATTTGGACAACAATCATTTAGAGACGTAGAAAAGGCTAGTCGTGACTTTACAAGAGGTATTGGAAAAAGAGCTTTGGGACAAGGTTTAATGGCTGGTGCAACAGCAGGATTAACTCCCGGTGGTGGACTTTATGGGCAGTATAACCCATTAACATCCTCTGGTCAAGAGGGTATCAGTAAGGCTATTATGGGTAAGGGCGTTACTGGTTATGGCGGTACTCAAAGCTTGTTTAGCTTTGCAGATCCCCAATATGCAAATGTTAGTGTTGGCCCCTTAACAGTCCTTGGAGGTTCTCCTTCAGTTGGTATGAAAGATGGTGGACTGATTGGTTATTTAGAAGGCGGAACAGTAATAGAAGACTTTGATGAAGAGTCTGGAGTGGGTATGGGTGCAGGTGTTGGTGCGGGCACATCAACTCCTCAGTCTAGTTCCCTAGAAAACATTTTGGGTTTTGAGCTTACTCCGCAACAAGAAGCTTTGTTTCAAGCTCGTGATACATCGGCCATTACCAGAGGTGCTGAACAATTAGGTCAAAGCCTATTGGGAATGACTGGAGGTCAAGGACTTGCTAGTGCTGGAACAGGATTTGGAGCTGGTCAAAGTGCCATATCTCAAGCGGTAGAAGGCATGCAACAATCTTACGATCAAGGAATAGCAGATGAGGCAAAGGCTTTTGAGTCTCAAGTAAAAGGAACTGCGGCTGATCTTATAGCTGGTGGTGCAGAATTTAAGGTAGCCGACTCTGTTCCAAAACAGCCACCAACGAGTCCTCCGACAAGTAGTGTGCCTAATGCATCTTGGATAAGAGAGGGTGCTGATGGAAGAAAATATGTCTGGACTGGTAGTGAGTGGGTAACTGGATAATGGTGGATAACAATGGCTAACGGCCCTAGAAGTATATATAGCAGAAGACAGCGTATGGCTCCCGGCCAATACGACAATCCTCTTGCAGACTTTTTAGATAACCTCCCCGGTTATGTAAATCAATTCCAACAGAATCAGTTAGCACTTGGTAGACAACAACTTGCAGAGAAAAGGTACGAGGAAGATCGTGCATACAGGCAAAGACAGGAAGAGCGTGATATAGCTCAGCAGAATATTAATAATTTATTTCGCAAGCAAACTCAACTTGAAGGAGTGGCAAGAGAAAAGGCAAGGCAGTTAGAAAAATTAGAAGAAAGAAAAAGAGAAGACGATAATGCTATAAGACGTACTGGTGATGCTTTTGTTTCTCGTGGTCAATATGATCAAGCATTAAAAATATACGAGAGCATTGGTGACGTTAGTGCTATGGATACTGTTAGGTCTTTATCTACCCAAAAGAACGACTTAGAAGATAGGTTTGTTGCTGTAAGAAGTAAGATTGGCAATAAAGAAATAAGTCCCGTTGAGATAAAAGACGAACTAAATTCTATAAACAAGGATTTTGATATAGATCCTCTTTCTCAAATAGGGAAACAGTTGTACAGCATAGAGCAATTAAATAACAAAGAAATTAATCGCATCAATAAAGGTTTCGTACCTCCACAAGAATGGGAAACTATGTTTGGGTCTTCTGGAAGGATGGACTATAATGCTCTTGTAACAGCAGAAAAAGTGTTAGAAGATTTAAGAGAAGAGCAAGCATCTCCTACTGTTGCTATTACAAGTAAAATTAGTAATGTACCAATCGAAGATAGAATAGAGAGAGAAAAAGAAAAAATAAGAATCTTGCAAAACAAACCTCGTTACAAACTTGAAACAGAGGCAGAGTATAGAGCTAGGAAAGAATTTAACAAAACTCCTTTCGGTGCTTTATTACCAAGGGGAGAAACTCAAGAGTCCTTCTATGCTAGTTCGGCTTTTCCAACTGTCGAGCCGACAGAAGAAAATCTTGCTCAGGTAAATGATGAAGTAAGTAAAAATTTAGATAAAGTTTTTTCTGATCCAAAAGAACCTTACGAGGCCGGAGCAATGGAACCAGCTACTGAAGCTGTACCCGGTCTTTCAACTCAAGAAAAAATAGAGCTTGGCATGCCTATGATTAACTTGCCTTCAGCTACCGCAGGGCAACAAGGAGATCCTGCTCCTGCCCCTGTTGACACTACTTTAAAATTAGGAGAAAACATATCTACTCCAATTCAAGAAGCTGGTTCTTTTGATGTTAAGAGTATAAGTGAAGCTAGTAACTACTTAAAAAATCCATTGACAGGTAGGCGGTATGCTAAAGATTTAAATAAATTGAACAATTTAATGAATAGAATGAGAGAGGCTGATAGTAGTCCAAATCCTGATTTTACAAAAAAACAAATTCAAAAAGGTATTGATAAGATATCAAATAAAATTAAAAAAGCTTATGGTGAGTTCATTGATCCTAACACTGGTAATTTTACAGACGAATCTTTTACAGATGAATTTTATTCTAACTTGGCTACCCCTAGTGGTATTTCAAAAGAACGCTTGAAGCAAATATTTAAGGCACTTTCTACAGCCCCTCAGTCTAAAACAGAAGTTTAATTATGCCTACCAAGCCAGAGTCTTTTAGCTCTTTTTCAAACGCACTAAACTCTGCATACAGCAATCCAGATGCTGTTTCTAATGAAAATATAAACCGACTATACGAGGCGTTTGATTATCTTGAAGCTGACTCTGACCCTGTAAATGACAAGTTTGATCCAGATGCATATACGGCAGAATTTTTAAATGAAACAAACAAACTAAAAGCCTCTACAGAAGATGAAACCTTGTATGGTTTTATACCCGGAGATTGGCTACCAAACTGGGTTAAGGATGGTTACAATAGAAGTATTACCGGTTTGTCAGAGCAGATAGTATCTGGTGATCAAAGGTTTGATCTTAGTAAGTACGAACCAAATATGCTAGAAGATATAGGTGCTACTGTTATATCATTTATACAGCCATTAGATTTTGCAACAATGGCGGCTGGTGGTGGTATTGGAGGATTCGCCGCAAAGCAAGCATTAAAATCTGGTGCAAAAGAAGCTCTGAAGAAAGGTTTGTCAAAAACGGCTACAGGTACTATCGTATCAAAAAAACTAGATGATCTTGCGGTGAAAGAAATATTAGGTAATACTCCAAATAAAGCTATCCAATTAATGATTGACGGTGGAGTTGCACCTAGAGTAGCAAAAAAAGCTGTAGAGCAGGCCGCCCCTAGAGTTGTGCATAGGGCATTGATTGAAGGTGCGACTGGTGCAACTGGCCTTGGGTTCTATCAAGGGATAGCAACTGCTGAGATGTCAAAGATTGAGACTGGTGATGTTGATGAAGTCCTAGCGTTAAAAGAAACAATTAAGGGCACAGCACTTGGTGCTGTTACAGCGGGCACTGGGCCAATAGTAAGATCAGCACTAAAAGGATTAAATCCTGCTACTCAGACACTCGCAGTTAAGGCTGTAGAAACCGCTGAGTTTGGTACACTTGCACCAGTATTAAGCGGAGAAGATATTAACCTAGAGGGGTACGTTCATGCGGCGGGTGTCATTGGTGGACTCACTGCACAGAAGGCGGCCTTGAGGTACGCAAAAAAAGGTATTGATGCTATAAAATCTAAGCAGTATGAAAGTGCAATGGATGCAGAGACTACATCTAGGTACTTACTGGAGGAAAGATTAAAAAGAGAAAGCGGAAAAAAAGAAAAGTCAGTTAGGGAGATTCAAGAGGGTCAAGAAATTTTTGTTGATAGAAACGGAACAGAATTTGATCAGTTGAGATTTAATGATAAAAAGAAACAGGTAACTTTAAGAAATAGAGTTACTCAAAAGAAAGATAAAATTAATTACGATCAGTTTGATCAATTATTGTTTCGTAGAAAAAGTAAAGCTAGAACAGAAAAAGGTTTGGCTATAAGTAGAAACAAGCAGATAAAAAACATTCAAAAAGAACTGGGTATAAATGATAAAAGATTCAATGAGTACATGGACAGTTCAAGAATAAAACAATTACCAGAGGGTGCGAAGAACAGATATTCACTGAATAATCTTACTGGTATTGAAAGGTTAAAGCTCCTTAATGAACTAAGGCATGAGAAAAGAATTGTAGATCTGACCAAGACATTAGAAGCAAATGGATGGGAAGGGAGCTTGCTTCCAAAGCAGAGATTAATAGATAGGGTCTTGCCTACGCTACCTAAGTTTTACAGGCAAACTAAGAATAGGGGCACTACACAGTTAGAAACATTGTCTTTTAGAGATATGGATAATTTTAATACCAGAGAGCTAACATTGACTGGTGAGTTTATACAGCAGTTTAGAAGTGCTGATGTTTTTAAAGGTGGATGGTTTAAAAAGAAACAATTTATTAAGAAAGCTGAAGCTTTATCAGATAAACTTGAAGACCCTAGGTACGCAGATTCAAAAAATAAAAACCTACCTGACTTTGAACAGGTTAGAGAAGTTAGAAAAGTTTTTGAAAACATCTGGGACTTGTCAAATAATGCCGGTATAAATCTTGGGCCAAAAGAAAGCTTTTATTTTCCTCACATGATAAAACCTGAATTTTTAGGTATTTTCAATAAAGACATTGCAAAAGTTGCTAAAGATAATTCATCGTTAGCATTTGATAGATCATTAGCTAAAAACAAAGACTTTCAAAAACTAATCGGTGAGTATGTTAAGAATAATGAATTTGACCCTGCTACTGTTTCAGCATTAAAGGATATGGCTAATATTAAGCCAAAAGAAGTTGCGAGAACAAGAACACAGCAAATAGAAATAAACAAAAAGTTAGCTCAAGCCTTTTATGATTTAAACAATGCTGTGACCGTACACTTTAGTAGCACAGCAAAAAATCTTGAGTTTGCAAGGAAGGGCGTTGAAATACCTAAGCAGTTTATGGAACGTGATGCAAGATTAGTTTTAGCTAGATATGCAAAACAAGTAGCAACTCGTATTGCTTTTGTAGAAAACTTTGGAGCAAAAGGCGAAGTTGTTTATAGTAGAATAGCGGCGTTAAAAAAACAAAGCAGAGAAGCTTACGCCGCTCAAAACTTAAATCAAGGAGCCCAGTTTAAAAATTCAGCAGACTTGCTTGATCAGCTTTTTAAATCAGCTACAAATAAAATAGAAATAGACCCTTCATATAACTGGAAATCGTCAACCGCTAGGAACTTTTGGAGTGATATAGTAGATTTTCAAATAGGTACTAAGATAGGTTCTGGATTTGCAACCATTCCTAATATTACACAGACAATGATTTCTACGGCAGTGAGGACTGGCTACTACCCTTTGATGAAAGCTATGTATAAACTGTCTACTTCTGAGAAATACAGAAATGAAATAAGAAAATCTGGAGTGTCTAACTTATCTGTATTCCAGATGATTTCTAACTTAGAACCTACAGACAGACTTATGAGTAGGTTTGCAGATATGACTACAAGAGTGAGTGGGTTTCAACGAGTAAATCAATTCAACCAGATAGTTTCAGCGGCGGCGGCTAGGGAGTGGATAGGTGCCCTTAGAAAAACTGCAAATGGAAAAAGTGCTCTACTGGATACTGGATTCAAGCTCCCTCAACTTCTTGGTGGCAGAAGAATAAATAGGAGGGAATGGGCAATAAACACCTTGAAAGAATTAGGTATTGATAATTATAGAAAGGCACCGACAGAAAGGCAATTATTAGAATCTATGTACAGGTTCTCAAGAGATAGCCAGTTACAGAGAAATGTATTGACGGAGCCATTGGTCTCTCTTGATCCTAGATGGAGACCGTTCTTCCTTTTTAAAAAGTTTGGATACAAGCAATTTAATTGGATAAGAGAGCAGTTACTGGCAGAGGTATCTCGTGGTAATTTATTTCCCATGTTAAGACTTGGTGTGGCTGGTATGGCTGGTGGAGAGTTTGTTAGTTTTGCAAGAGACTCTCTAGCGGAGTTGATTTCTGGGGGTGAAGTGTATGATAAGAATAGGTATATGTTTCCTTACCTGACAAAAGGTACGCCAATGTCAAGCGTTGGTGCCGACCAGTATATAGACATGTCAGATTTTACAATAGATGATTACGTTGATCGATTTGCATCTGTAGGTGCTTTTGGTATCATAGGAGATATAGTTGCAAACGAAAATAAAATTAGAGCAATAGAGTTTGCAGGAAAGCCTGCCATTGTGCAAGACCTAGATAAGATATGGAGTGCAATGACAAGAACTATTGAAGATACGAAAGACTATGGTCTTGGTGCGGCGTTTCGTATGCCTAAGTATGTAGCACCTGTACTTGGTACAATCCCAAGAAGGGGACTAGAAAGATTTGAAAGAAAGTTTGCACCGGGTCAAAGAGAGGCTTATGTTAAAAGAATAAAGCAATTAAGGCTGTCAGATATAAAAGATGCTATTATAGAAGGAGACAGTAATAAAGCTACAAGATTAATATTTGATTACAACAGAACATTTGGTTCTGAGAATCCAATAGGTTATGAAGATTACGATGCGGATGCAATTACAGAAAGGATTATAAACAAAGCAAAGAGAAGAGCTAACCCTTAGCCCTTTCATAAAACTCTTCAGCCCATTCTGGAAACCCATGCTTTTTCCAGAAGTCACCTAGATTTTCCCAGTACACATCAAGTGATATAAATTTATTTTGTAAGTCTCTCATAATCTTAGTGATTTCCTCAACCTGTTCTTTTGTTAGCTCTCGCTGTTCTTTTGGAAACTCATCTAATATATCCATTACTTACTCCTTATCTCTAATGCTTGCAGTTCTAATCTTTTATTTTTTGTATATGTTGTCCGTTGACTCTTTGTCATTTCAAGCCAACAGCTTGGAAGTGAAGAAACTCTAGAATCATAACTACCGGCTATGCCACAAAATTCTCTTTGCTCCCCATCAAAATCTCTAATTTCTGGATTGTAAGTTGAAAAACCACAATGACCACAGCTTTTTCCTGTCTTACTACAAATTTCAAACATTGGCACTAAAAAACCCCCTCTATTCTCCCGTATTTCGCTGTATAATAAATTCTTCGACATAAGTATTGCCTATTTAAAACATATTGAATAAGGGGGCCGTAGCCCCCTTATAATCAATCAGCACTAAAAAGGGCTATCTTTCTTTTTATATGGGTCTTTGAACTGACCGGAGAGGTATCTATCCCCGTTATCATCTTCATTGATCCACAAAGAGAACTGTTGCTTCTTACCATTGACCATTCCGTTACCGGTATAGTCAGGCTTTTTGTCGCCGTCTTCTTTGTACTTGTTTTTCCACAGTGTAAAACTGCCGTCTTTTTGTTTGTATTCAGCCATGCTGATCTCCTATTTATGAGATGGCTCAGTTTAGATCTTTTTCTTGTAGCCAACTAAACGACACGCTGTCGTCATCCTTAGACCGTCCACTGAGCCACCTCGTTTCTTTAATATATTGTCTTTCTAGCTGTCTCATTCTGTGATAGGCGGGGCCGTTTTGTTTTATGATATTCTTTTTTAACATCATTTTATACACAGCAATGATTCCTCTTTTCTTTAATTCGTTACTATTTCTCATCTTCTGCAAGTTCCTTCATAATAGATAATAGATTTACAAAGTATTCGTAGTCTAAGACAATGTAAGGTTTACCCCTGTCTTCTCTTACGACTACACCTTCTTCTTCTTTCTCAGGCTTCAACCATTGTGCAATGCGAGTACGCCTCTTGCACCCATAGTAATGACCTTCTATTTCTATGTCTCCCTGTTCGTGCTGTGCCCCACCTCTATCTCTATTATATGCTTCAAGACCTGCATCCTTTGCCATACGCACAGCCTGTCTTTGTAACTCCGCACCTCGTTGTCGTGCTCTTCTACCACGTTTCACATTCTTTGGATTTTTCATAATGCAAGCCTCATTCTGTTATTGATTCTTTTTACAAAACATCTAGGACACTGTTTAAACAGCCTCTTTGAATCATCCCAGTAAACATAGTCACAATCTGGACATTCATATAAGTACTCAACAAACTCATATCCTTCTTTTATTTTCTTTCTAGTAGTCTTACGCATCCTGTACTACCGATGACTCTACTTCCTGTTCACCCCTATCCATGTTTAACATAGCATCGTTCTCCTTGTCAAACATTTCATTGTTAATTCTTTTCATGTCTTTTAGTAACGCTTCGTACCTACCACGATAGTTCGTAAGTGCAGGGTTTGCCAATGCCATCTTCAATGCATTAATATGTAGCTGTATTTCCTGTCTTGTGTACTTTATCTTTGCGGTACATATATATTTACTCATAGTAATTCTATTCCTCTTTTAAATGGTAGGTATGCATTAGTTCTTTTGACCATACCTCCGTTAATTGTTTTTTGTGTCATTGTATTTCTAACGTCAAAGTCAAACAAAAAGTTCCCATATTCATCTGTTATTTTCCAATACATTACAATCTGATCTTTGATTAGGTACAGGAAACCAAGATAGGGAACTCGTAGCATTTCTGAAAGTCGCTTGCCATCCATAATCTTATCAAACGTCACAAGCCAAGAACCAAAGTTTCGTAACTCCATCAGGCTCAGGTCTCTACATTTAGATTCAAAGATACCTGACAACTCATTTTCTTTTATAATTACACCATCTACCTTAGCATCTGTATCTTTGTTTGTTTCTACCAACATAGAGTTGCTTTTATGTGTACTACATATACTCTGCCTAATTCTTTCTAGCATTTCTCTTTCATACTCTAGTGACTTCTGTCCTTTCTTTGTAAGTATATCCATTAGAATGGCACTCCCGTAGATTGAATTAATTGTATTGTTCTTGCCACAGGATACCTAACCTCTGAGTCCAAATCATTATAAAATGTTTTCATGGTTACATCTATCAAAACTTTAGAGCCTTTTATGTCAGCTAGATAAAGGAAGGGCAGTTGCCCACCCTGTCCTTTATCCTTACGGAGTTGCATGATAGATAAGAACTGAGCAAAGCCCCAGTTCTTTCTATGTTCGTATAATTGACCATCTACCTTCTTGTAGCGAAACACACCATTGTCCTTGACAGTACATGATTCATACTCAGGGTGTTCCTTTCCATCAACTTCGTATTCGGGTTTGAATACATCTGCCACATACCTACCAAACCTAACATTTTCAGATGTCTCCATTCCTATGATACTAGCTGTGTACCTACCAGTAGGCACTGATCTTGTAAACTGACTCTCGTCAGCAGGGTAATATGCATCTCCTATATCCATCAAAATTAAAAGTGCTTCATTACCTCAATTTTCTCTAGGCAAACCTGAAGGTTGTCAACAGTAATATTGCCTTGCTTCAACTGATATAGCACTTTGTTCTTGTCCTTCTGTCCCAATGTTTTTACAGCTTTATTGATTTCATTCTTAACATAATCTTCATCTGTTTCTTTTACCACCTCTCCATCAAACTTATCAATAATCTCTTTCTTAACCTCTTCACTGCTAAGAGCCTTCTTCTGCTCCAGTATGTCCTTGATACCATCGTAGCCGTGAATGATAAACTGCACCCACTGCTCCATCAATCGCATGTTGTCTTCGTTAAGCTCCATGCCTTTACCAAAAGCCTCTACTGCAATACCATGCCGTATTTTACCTTCGGTTATCTTATCCCAATCGGGTTGTTGATCGCTCATAGATCATCTCCTTTCTCTTTTAGTCCTCCACCACATACCTGATAAAAGTTGCAGTACTTGGGATTACATTCCCATTTGTACACTGGTGCAACTCCCAGTTCTATTGGAGGATTTCCTTTTTTAAATATCTTGTTAGCATCTGTCCAATATTGTTTTGCTATGTCTATAAATGAATTAGAAATAACCTTCTCCTTCATTCTTGAATTGTCTTTGTTATAATATAGTAACGCCAACTTTTTTAATTTGTTCCCAGTTTCTTCTTCATACCACCAACCATAAGTTCCTAACTGTATATTATAGTTGACGGGTTGCTCAGGGTCAGGCTTCCTACCAAACAGTCCTTTCCATTTCCAAGCATTACAAGTCTTGATGTCGTACAGTGCATCATCCTCTACGATGATTACATCTAGAAAACCTCTTACATTTACCTCAGGCAATCGTATCTCACGTTCTATCATTATCTGAGAACCATTAAGACTTGCATAATCTATTAGTGCCTCCTGTATATCTCCATGAACCAAGTCTCCAAGTCTGAACAATCTCATGGTATTATCATCTACTTCTTTAGGCTCTACGTTGGCAACGTGTTGAAAGTAATGTTTTCTCATGCACATCCCACTTGAAGAAGCATGAAACCAAGTCTCTTTCCCTTGATACCTTTTCTTTCGATGCAGTTCATTGCCTTTCCTTAGCCAGTCTTCATATATCTTTTGTATGTCTAGCATATAAGTTCCTTTGGTATGTAGGGAGGACGGGGCAAGTAAGATGTGTAGTTGTGAGCGGTCGGAAACAAATGGAGTGAAATATAACCGACCTTGTACCTGCCCCGTGTCATCAATTAATCCTTGTACTCGAGTACGTCTTTATCTTTAGAGAACAGTGTGATCTCGATAGTCTCACCAGACTCTGTTTTGATATGCATCGTTCTAAAGTATTTATTATGAGGGTTTAGAGAATCTAACTCGGTAGTCTCTTCTATCTCCACAGACTCTACCTTATGTATGCTAACCTCTTGCCCTGTTCCTAGTTGTAAGTTCATTCCTTTCCTCTTCTTGGTTTTGTGTAGCCCACTTATCTAACGCTGTCAACTCCTCAGCCTCTGCTCTTGCAATCTGGTCTAAGGCAGTCCTTAGTCCACATATCTCTGCAAAGTAATAGTCATTACTAGGGTTAGTCTCCCAGTGTTCTTCCACACGTTTTATATCCTGTTTAATCCTGTACTTTAACTTGTTCAGTGTTGCGAACATCATCATCTCCTTTTATGTCGTATATATCTCCAATGTCGTATGTGTATCCTGTATCGGGATCATACATTATGGGTACCTTGACGTATCTCTCGCCATTGAATCCATGATACTCATAACGTATCTCAAGTTTGTCTTTAAGTTGTTTGTTTATTGTTGTTTCTTTCATACTGTACACCTGTAACGCTCATCCTTATTGTAAAGTTCCAAATTTTCTTCATATTCTTTTATAATATCTTGAACGTCTGTATGGTACTTAAAATCTTTAAATGTTTTTATCTGATGACAGTTACGACATCTGACTACACACTTCTCTATCTCCCTCTTAATCGTACTCCACTTGTACCCGTTACGAACTAGATACCCAACTCCTGCACCTCTCTGATGTTTGATACTACGCTTGATTCCTGTAACATGATCGAACTCCAGAACTCGTGGGTCTTGTGTACCACAATCCACACATCCTTTTGAAAAGTACAGTTCTAATATTTTTTTAAAGTTGGCTCGTTTCACTCTTGCTTTTCTAGTATAATTTTTTTCTATTATTTTTTTCTTATTCTTTTTGTACCAGTTACGATTGTGGTATTTCTTTTGACACACCTTGCATTTACTTTGTCTGCCATCTTTCTTTTGACGATTCTTATAGAAGTCCTGTATTGGTTTTTTGGTTTTGCATCTTCCACATCTTTTTAACATCAACTACCCCGCAAGTTATTGATTATTAGGATTATATGCTACCTAAAATTTTAAAGACTACTCCTCCTCATCTGCAACATCCCAAAGTGTTTGCTTGTCCAGTACCTCTTCCACAGTCTCATCCTCTACCTCAAACTGCCAGAACTTCTCATCATCTATGATGTACCCAATGGCGTTCTCTTTCAGAAGCTCTTCAGCCTCCTTAACTGAGTGTGCTTCTATAAAGCCACTTGATGTTATTGTCCAATGATATGTTTTCATTAGTTACTCCTTTTTAAAAATCTATCTAGTTCTACTTGATACCTCTTAGGAACCTTCCAACCATAATAATCCGAAGGTAAGATCTTGCCCGTCCCATCTTCAATCTTAGAGTAGTCGCTATCCCACTCACCTAAGCCCGAATCCCATCTCCATAGCTTTATTTCTAGGTCTCCAAATAATTCTTTTCCATCTTCATTACCTAAACTAATATTAGTAAACTTTCTTTCTTTTAAGAATGGATGTTTAACACCTCCCCCCAGTAAACTTCTCAGGCCTTCGGCAAAGATTGGGTCTGCATCGTCATATCCTTCATGGTAGTATAACATGCTCCATTCATACGCTCTTCTTTCTTGTTTCATTTTCACTCCCTTGTTATGGGGCGGGTTGCCCCGCCCCTGTTTAGTTTAGCTATAGTACTTCTTGTATCTTCTTTTCATGTATGCAACAACTTTCCTCAGCTCATTCCGTTCTTGAATAGCCGACTCGCTCCCATCCAGTATCTCATCGTAATGTACCCAACCACTTCCTTCTGAGTATCTATCCCTAATCTCCTCAACCTCTCGTATAACTTGCNTTGGTGTCATNCTCTCCCACCAACCAATACCATCTTTAGATTCCNTATCTACACTAAACTGGTATTCTAACTCCGATGAACTAGGCGATCCCTCTAACAATACTTGATAAGGGTATTTATTTTTTACTTCTTGTTTCATATTAACTCCTTTGTTTGTGGCACTTTTTTTGTGTGCCATTTACTCTTATACGCTCTAGGTTTCAAAAAGTTCCAAATTAATTTTTTAGAGGAGCGATAATATACTTGTATATCCTACCCCCAAGTGCGTTCTCATACCTAAATTCAGAAAATTTCAGAGGTTGATTGTGTTCTGCAACAAAAACCATTCTCACATAATCCCTGACTTTCTTATTGATCCTCCTCCCTTCTTTCCATTGCAATGTTCTGTTCTCTCCCCAGTCATCGTAGCTAAACTCACTAGCCCTTACACCACACATGCCCAGTAACAGCATTATTTTAGCCTCTATGGGACTTTTATGGTTGTGGGTATATGTTACCATGCCTTACTCCTTAATTGTTTTATTTATTGTTATTATATATTCTTAACTGTTCTGATATTTCGACTGGTCGGTCTTTACTATACAGGATTTCATCAGCATGATACCCTGACCTATAATCCCAATCTCCTTCGTTATTGGTTTTAGAATACTCACGATCTGCCAGTTTTCTATTCCTATCGTACTCTTTTTGTAAATGAATTTGTACTTCCTCAATAATTTCACATTTCTCAACAGGATTAAGTTTTTCAAACTGTTGGAAGTACTTAACAAAGAACTCAGTACTTGGCTTTCCTCCGTTTTTATTGCGAACAGCTCTAAACAACCCCTTCACTACTCCTCCTCTTCTATAAAATGGTATACTTCTACATGGGTGTTGCAGTCGTAGTTAGAACAAGAAAAGTTGGATGCGATACCTTCCTTGTCCTCTTCTAGCATGACCTCTTGTATGTCGTGGTCTCCACCCCAAATCAGTTCAGAATCACAATGCCAACATCTAAATCTGTGTAAATCATTTGGATCCTGTGATGCGATTACGCTCTGTAACTTCTTTATCTTCTCTTCTCTTCGTTCCACCATCTGTTCATACTTTAGAACTTCCAACTGCAACTCCATGTATTCTTTCACTTTCCTCTCCAGTCCTGCACTGTGTAAATGACCAAACAAAAAACAAACATGACCATTGTTAGTGTTACTAGGCTCATGGATAGGACAAACAGGTTTACCACCCATTCCCATAAATCTACCAGTATCATTCTTCCTCCTCATAGGATTCAATCATATTCTGTATCTCATCGTTATTGTCAGACATAATATATAGGGCAGTAAGAATTATTCTCTCTCTTTCCTCTATCTTCTTTGTCTCAGTTTTAATATACCACCTCATCAGGTAATGATAGACAAGGTGTAGAACTGCAAGGTACACCACAATAAAAACATCAAACCCGTTCTCTGATAACGATTGTAACCAATGTATCATTCTTCCACCTGTTTCGCCCTTTTATATAAGAAAGCCTCTATGATCTGTATCATTAAATCGTGATTGATGTTATGCTCTTCCATTAAATGACTCGCCAAACTGTCTATCACCTCATCAAACTCAGGGAATAAGACCTCACACAGCTTATCAAATATCAATTCGTTGTCGCTCATTTGTTTCCTTTCCTTTGTATTTATGTAGCATAGCTACCATTAGTAGAAGATAGTTTATGATGTCGCTCATCCTACCCTCTATCGGTTCTGCATACTCCTTACCAGTTTTAAAATAATTAAATAAACTGGACGTATGCTTTTGTAAATATACAGATAGAACTTGCATAGGTGTAAGGTTCAATGTGTTGGCTATGTTCTCAAAGTTCCATAGTACGTTTGTTTCGTGATTGCCTTCTGTATACTCAATTCGTTTCTCGTCTGAAAGTTTCAAAGTTTCTGTAAGGAACTTGTTTCTCAGAACTTCATATTCTTTAGCTGTCATTATCCCGCCTCACTATCTTTTCTTTCCCACTCTAGTGCTTCTTGGTCTAACTCTTCTTCTAGTTTCATTAACTCCCTTTCCTCTATTAACCTTTTTGCTGACTCTAGTTTCTCTTCTTCTGTTCCATCCCAACCTTCTAGGTGGTCATCCTCAATGCACCTCAATGCCCATTGAATATCAATGTCGGTGTCTATTTCTTCTAACCGATTAGACAACTCCTCAATTTCAGCAAGTTTCTCGAAGTGTCCAGTTTCTGTAATGTTACCCACTTGTTTCTCCTTTTTTTTCATTGGATACGGCATGTATACGCTCCTTGTTGTTATAAGTTCCCATTTAGTTTGGCAATTCGTAAAAGTCTTTTGCCCATCTTCTTTTGTTCTGATTCTGAAAGTTACCATTTTTCTGTGCCTTGACTGGATCGTAGAAAGCAAACTCTCTATGGTACTCCTTCCCTTTTAGTTCTTTGGGTTGTGGATAAAAGATGACGTTCTCTGTATCCCCTTCAAGTGGTACTGCAATATAATCACAATGATTTGGCGTAACCTTAACCCGTAGCGATGTCCCGTAGCTAGTCTCTGATACTCGTGTATTGTACTTGACTTGTATGGTTCTCCACTTGTTCATTAACATTTTTTGTCCCCACCTTTTTGGTTTGCATACAACCATATCTACTCCGAGGTCTACCTCTGGTCGGGTAACAATAAATCCGTTCTTCAAGAAGAGATTAGAGACGTTATTCTCTCCAATCATTCCCTGTACCATCGTACCCACATCTAAGGTAGTGGTGCTTTTATATCGTTGTTTCTTCAATCTTAACTCCTTTGTTTATTACTTATACTACGTTGTGTTTGATTGGTTCCCATTTATTTTAATAATGTACATCTGCGGGTACTACATACACATTCAAGTCTTTGTAGTGTTTGTTTCCCCACTTGTTAAGTACGTTGTCTAAATGCTCTCTATCTTTTATCCCTTCTCCATCTCCATCGTACAACCAAACACTATCTCCATAATAATCTCCCACAGATTTGTAGTGATACTGAAGCCAATCTTTTCTGATACCTCGCATGATTTCTGTAACCTTCTTGCCTTCTGTAACTTCCTTTATCTTTCGTAGGTGGTATCGCATATCTCGTAGTGTTGCCTTCCATCCTTCTACCACCATCTTACGTCCTATCTTACTTGTTACATCTGCCACCTCAGGGTACTTGTCTCCCCAATATGATGTACCACCATTGTCAAACATATCGTAATAATCAAATGGTCTCTGTCCTTCGCATAAGTTCTGAAAGGTATCCTCTGCTTTAGAAAGTGCTTCTTTCTCAGAATTAGCATAGACTATGTTTCTTATTATCATGTGCATTATTTCTTCTCCCCTTTGTTAAGTTTATTACACAATTCTTGTGCTTCTTGTAAGTCTGTAAAATCATAAGACATAGTTCTTTCATTCTTATTATCTGTGCCGTCATAAGGTTTACCATCAGACACTTGATATTCTTTTTGCTTTCTATCTTCTGTTAAACCCTCTACTATTATCCACTTCATTAGACCACCTCCCCATCGTGTTCTCGTATTGCCTCTTGTCGCTCCTCCCACAGATGTGTAGCCACCTCGTAGAAATTGACCTCTTTTATAGAACTGTAAATCATATCTACAATAAAACCAATTTCTGTACTTATACAATCATCAGCCATCTCAACCGCCCACTCTTCTAGTCTTTTACTAAGTTCGTACTCATCTAGAGAATCAAACGCCATTTCTAAAGCGTGGCTGTGATCCTCCTCATCGTTTCGTATCCACAAATTAAAGTTCCATGTCTCGTAATTTGTCCATCCGTTGTATTTATTACTGCTCATTATTTACTCCCTTGTTTATTTATTTAACTACGCTATTAGTTAAAAGTTCCAAACTATTTTTTAATTCTTTTATGTCGTTCTTAAACCCTTTTAAAGTTTGTTTTTCGTCTAACTTCAACACATCATTTTTATTCTTTTTGAAAATCAATGTTATTTCAAAACTCTCTGTAACTGTGTAATATTCTTTCTTCATTTTATTTCTCCATTTTTTTTCGTTCTTGTTTGCTCATCTTGTTCCAGTTCTTCTGTATTGCACCACCCGACTTTCTTCTGTTCTCCTCCCTCATTTCGTGCATCATATCAAATATTATGAAACTCAATTCTTTCTCAGAAAACTCCGTAGGTATTATTTTACCTGAGTCATCCCTTATTGTGGGAAGTGCAAGTTTTCTGTGTATCTCTTCTATTTCTGTATGTGTCATAATTTCTCCCAAAGGGGATGCATTACACACCCCCCTTTAATTTCTGTAAGTTAGTTTACTTTCTGTACTTCGTATCCGTACTCAGAACCCACATAATTTATGTGCTTCGATGTAGTTACAGACCACCACCCAAGCGGTGTGATTGTTCTGTTTGTGTGGTCAATCTCTGCAACTCTTGTATCGTAACTATATACTGCATCGTCTGTCGCTCTGAGGTTTTGTTTGTATCTGTCGAATGTTCTCATTTGTTTTTTTCTCCGTTTGTTTCTTATTATACTCAGGAAGCCGGGAAAAGTTCCCGACCTCCCAAAGTTTTTTTTATTTATTTATTATATGCTGTATGACTGACAGTAACATACCCTTCTTCTTGTCTAAGTGAGCTTTCACACTTAGACCAACTCACTTCTCCATTATCAGTGTTACTAAAACCGGCATATTTATCTAACTTTACCTTGTCTACAGCTTTTGTATTATGGTGTTTAACATCTACAAATATTGTTCCACTATTTAACTTTCCTATTTCAACACAAGAGTCTTTACCAATTATAACCTCTATTGTCTCATTGTCTTTTAATTTAATTTCGTTTAAGTGTTTCATTTTTTACTCCTTTGTTTGTGTTATATATACTATACTATTTAACTGGGAAAAAGTTCCCAGTATTTAAAAAAAATATAAACTTTTTTTTGGGGGGTTGTGTACGGGGGTTGTGGTATTCTTCAGAACTATATAATATAGTTTATTTATGAAAGCAAGTTTACTTACACAAATAACCCTTGATTACCTACCTGCGTGCACAATATATAATAAAATTAAGCTACATACGTGCACAAACTTATATAAACTACCCACGTGCACAAAAATATAAAAAAAATAAAAAAATAGAGAATCAGGCCCCTTTCGGGGCCCTATCTCTTTCTCCTTTCTTTTATTTATGATTGAAACATGTCAGTTTGATTAGGGTCTACAAAACTGGTAGGTTCTGTATCCTTACCATACTGTAACAATCCATCAACCACCATTGTATTATTGGTGAAGTTAGCATTGGTTAGCTTGTTGGCATGCCATAGAACATTGGTTCCGGCGTTCATCAATCCCCAAGCTGTAAAATCATCATCTTCAAGATATTTATCCATAAGCTGACCAAACTGTTGGGTAGGTAGCTTAGGTAGATACTGTTCTCTAATATGCTTGATTTCTGTATTGCTTATTGATTTCTGTAACTTACCACAAGCCTTAGCAAACTGTTCAATTTTGTACTCAGATTGATTTCTCAAAATTGAAGTAGCTTGTATGATTTGGTCTTGCCAATCAATATTACCTAATGAATGTTTGAACGTGTGACCAAAACCAAAAAGGTTTGATGTCATACCGTTCTTACAGATTAGCCTTTCAAAGTAGAATCTAATCCCGGCTCTAGTAGAACCATTATAGGAATTTTGAATTTCAGCTACCAATCTCAAAACATCACCAACCTCAGGAACCGTAGCTTCTATTGTACTGTCAGCATAGTATATATCCCTGAATTGACCCTTGTTATTGAAGAATCTCTTGTGATGTTCAAAAGATATACCTGATGGATTTAATACTTCATTAACGCAGATGTCTACTAGGTCTTTATTATTGACCAGTAAATAATCTGCTGAAACATTACCAGCAAGTACTTTATCCTGAGAACCTAATCGGATTCCATAAACTGTTGGATTTTGAGAACGGTCATCAAAATATACAGGTTCTTTATGAACCTCCATAAATGGATCCCAGTCACCACCAAGATTTTCAATTACTGGTTTGACCGGCTCATTCTCCAAGTTACTTGTTTCTAGATTCCAGTTAGGTTTTATTTCTAATGCGTTATTGTGTTGCATTTTATTCTCCATATTGTTTTGAATTAAGAGTATGTTTTGAAAGTGGGCCTGATTGAGTAATAGTGCTCAGGCCCAAAACACCATGCTACTTAGAGTCTACCTGTTTAGGATAGATGTCATACTTTTTTGACAAAGTATTCCATACTAGCATCAATGCTGTAATTGCATAGGCACTATTGTCCTTGCAACTGGCATCAATCATAGACACAGCATCTTTGAACGCTGTATCTAAATCGTCCCTATCACCAAACAGATTGCACTCTTGAATAACAAGCTTCTCTTGTTTCTTCAATGCATACTCCATTTTGTTATTAAGAAATTTAGTTGAGTTATATAATGTACCCGTCACTATACGATAGAGTACCACGCATCAAAAATTTATCGAGGCCTATTTTCACCGCATCCTAGGCCCCGGTTCAATCTTACTATTCACGGGGCCAGAGACTAGCCGGGCCAGCATCTGCATATTGCGTATCCTAATTGTCAAAAACTAATTACAATTAGTATACGTTCCAGAGTTCAAAAAAGTTCCATAATTATTAAACTTTTTCAAAAAAAATTGCCACGTGAATCATAACTGGCTTAGACCAATTTGCTTTTTTCAATACAATATTTCTAACCTGAAAACGGATTGGGGGGCGGGCCGTGCGAATAAAAAGAGAAACACACATGCTTATATAATTTTTTTTAAAATTTTTGGAACTTTTACT